ATGTATGGCACACCCCTTAGCCCTACATGAACTACCTCATTTCAACACTTGTAGTCTATGTTTATATGTATTTTGCGTGGCTTTTTAGCTTAAACGCAGATTTTGCACATTAATAATCGTGCGTGCGTAGGTTGCGTGTCTGATTTTAGAATAAAAACTTTTTTGCGTGATTAAAATATTATATTTTTGTTGTGCGCTCACTGGTAAACAATTATGGTGCAGGCGCAAAACGAATGGCTTTATTGACAAAAAAGGAATTTGCTCATATGTGCGGCATGGAACAAAGCTCGCTATGGGTATATGCGAACCAACGCAAAGAGATTGAGATAGACGGCGACTATGTAGATACTGATAATCCCACAAATCAGAGGTTTTTAGAAAAGCGGGTTGCCAAAGGTAAAAGTAAGGCGGTGTTAAATACGATGGATTTAAACACTTCGCCTGTTTATATTCCCCGAACGAGTACGGACAAGAATCCCAAATTAGAGAACATACCCGAATACGCTGAATCTGAACAGCTTGTAAAGTATTGGGATAGTGTAAAGCGGGAAAAGGAAGTTGAAAAGCTACAAATTGAGATTGATAAAAAACGTGGCGAAGTTATCCCGTCCGATTTGATGCCACCTATTGTACTGCAACACAATCAATCTATCATAACGGCTATAAAGAATCAGCAAGAGGAATGGTTGCGTAAGATTGGCAAGCGTCATAACTTGACGGTGTTAGAGGTTGCCGATGCTAAAAGCGAGTTGATTGGCTGGATAAATGAGGCGATGAAAAAAGCCACAAGGTTAACTGTATCGTCATTGGATAACATTGTACAGGACTACGCAGAAAAGCGTGGTATAGGTCAAAGAGAAAACTAATGATTAACACCGATGTCATATTATCCCAATTAAGCGCAATCCTAGAAAGTGCAGAGGTGCAATTGTCTGATGTTCTACCGTCTGAATGGGTGGAGGCTAATATCATTATGGGTAAGCCATTTGAAGGACCGTACAGGTACAGCAAAACGCCTTATTGTCGGGAGATAGTGGATAGGCTTTATGGTGCAGACCCCGCATTGTGGATTGCTGTTATGAAAGGCTTGCAGATTGGATTGTCGGCGGGTGTGATAATACCCGGTATGTGCTACATAATTAAAGAAAGTCCGGGTAATACTTACTTTACAGTTGGTGCGCCTGATTTGATAGATAAGGCGGTGGAGAAGCTGGATTTAATGATTGATAACGCAGGGTTGCGTATATACATTAAACCACAGGTGAAGCGTAACAAGATGAGTAAAAGCGGCGACACTAACACTAAAAAAGATTTTATTGGCGGCTATATCAATATCACTACACCAAACAATCATAAAGAGTGGAGGGATGTATCTTTGCAGTATGGCTTTATAGATGACTTTGAAGCGGCTAAATCTGCATCTAAGGAATCAGGTAGTACCCGTAAACTTATGGAAGGTCGTTTTGCCGCTTATGCAGATAAGCACAAGATATTTTATATCAGTACACCCGAATTAAAACAGAACAGCAATATTGAACCCGCCTATTTGTTAGGCGACCAAAGGAAGTATTTAATACCTTGCCCTTGTTGCGGTGAGTTTATTGAATTGCGCTGGAACATATTAGAGGGTATTGGAACGGTTTGGGATAGTCCTATGCCTGATGGGTCGGGTGTGGTGTGGCAGTTAGATGAAGATGGGATATTAGTTAATGACAGCGTGGGTTATGTGTGCCAAAAGTGCGGCGGGTTTTTTGACGATAAGAATAAGCATGAGCTACTAAATAATGGGTATTGGCAACCAACAGCCAAACCATCAAAACTAGGTTACTACTCTTATCATATCAGTTCATTGTATGCACCACTAGGTATGTACGATTGGAAACACTATGTAAATAACTGGTTAGAATGTAACCCGTCATGGCAACCCCGTAAGGAATCAGAGTATAAAACCTTTGTTACTACCTGTTTAGGTATCTGCTATGAAATGAGTGCAGAACAACCGTCAGCAAACAGCATACAACGTAATACAAGACCCTACGAAGTTGGAGAGATACCCGAAAAGCTAAGTATTGCAGACGGTAACGGGCGGATTGTATTAATAACGTGTGCGGCGGATATGAACGGTAAAGAGAATGACGCAAGGTTAGATTATGAGATTGTCGCATGGAGTGAACGAGGTGCAAGTTATTCAATAGAACATGGCAGTATAGGTACATTTATTCCGAGGGAAAATAGCTTAAAGAACAAAGTTGACCGTCAGCCATATACCTACGAATTTAACAAGCCTTACAACGTATGGATTGATTTTGATAAAATCATTGATAGAAAGTTTGTAACTGATACAGGGAGGACAATGATGATATTTAAAGTTGGGTTGGACTGCGGTTACTTTTCCAACAATTACGCCTATCCATATATTGACAGTAAACCGAAATTCCCGTATGTGCGTGTAATAGGGTTGAAGGGTAAAGGCGAAGATGATTTCAGACCGTTCGATAAAGACAGTAAAGCATTTATGCCAGCTAAGGAAAGACCGAATTTGTATATCCTTACCGTTGGATTGTTTAAAGATGAGATTGCAGAGAATATGCAATTGAAATGGAACGACAAAGATACAGGACAGCCATTTGGTTTTATGAACTTTCCGCAACCGTCAAGGGGATTATATGGATTTACCAACTTCTTTGAACACTTTGAATCGGAACACCGTATAATAGAAACTGCACCTGATGGACAGGGCATAGCGGCAAGGTGGCAGAAAAAAAATAGTACCGTTATGAACCACCAATTCGATACAAGGGTTTATAATATAGCGGTAAAGGAGATTGTCATGGATGAGTTTAGGAAAGAATTAAAGCTACCTAAAATAACGTGGGGTGAGGTTGTGAGGATTATTACAGGTGGAAAATAAAAAATTACCTATATAGGTACATTAATTTTAATGGGGTTGGGTGTAATTCTACTTTTATCCAAAGTAATAATATGCCTCAATTATCGGATGCCGTAGGTCTTGAAAGAATATCAAGAGTTGTAGGGTACAAACTTACAAAAGGCGATTACGCCGAAACTTCGCCTAATCTACCTCAAAGAGTAGCATTAATAGCCGAAGTAAATAACGCAAATCAATCAGTTTCCACAACAGGAGTAAGAATATTAAGCGCAAAGCAGGTAGGGCAATTGTGTGGGTATGGTTCACCAGCTCACATAAAGGCTCGTATCTTATTCCCTAATAACGGCGGCGGTGCAATTGGGGGTATTCCCGTTTATCTTTATCCTATACTTGCGGCGGGTGGTGCTACTTCTAAGAAGTACACATTAACTGTTAGTGGTACGGCTACTTCGGGCGGAACTGCTACCGTTGTTATTGGTGGTCGTTATAGTTTGGATGGTGGGTCTTATGCGTTCAATTACGCAAACGGCGATACTGCTACACAGGTTGCGGTTAAAATCAACACAGCCATTAATAATGTGTTAGGTTGTCCGTTTACGGCGGCTGAAACTTCGCCAGTTGGAGCGGTTAATACGCTTGAATCTAAGTGGAAAGGTTTAACGGCGGAGGATTTGACTGTAAGCGTTGATTATGGTGCAAATGCTAACGGTTTAACTTACACTATTGTAAGCACACAAACTGCAACTGGTACACCATCCGTACAGGGTGCATTAGACCAATTCGGAAATGAGTGGGTAACAATCGTTGATAGTGCATTTACCATTTATCAAAGCACTATTATCACTGAATTACAGAATTTCAACGGTATTCCAGACCCTATAAACCCAACGGGTCGCTATCAGGGTATTATATTTAAGCCATTCAGGGCGATTACAGGTAACGTAACCGATAGTACGGCAGTTAGTGCAGATACGGCGATTACAGACGCATTAAAAGCGCAGGTAACTATTGCAGTTGCACCCGCACCGCTATCTAAGGCGTTACCAATGGAGGCGGCAAGTAACATGACTACCCTATATGCTCGTATTTGTCAGGATAACCCACAATTAGACGTTGAGGGTCTTTCCTACCCTGATATGCCCGTAGCGACAACAACACCAGCAATGGCAAGCTATGACGTAAGGGATGCAATTGTAAAGATGGGTATGTCAACTGTTAATATTGTTGCAGGTGCTTATCAGGTGCAAGACTTCGTTACAACTTACCATCCAGTAGGCGAAATTCCACCGCAGTATATGTATTGCCGTAACGTGAATTTGGATGATAATATCCGCTATGCTTATTATTTGCTTGAACAGATAAACGTAGTTAGCCACATGATTGCGGCTGATACGGATATAGTTAATGCGTCAAACGTTATAAAGCCTAAACAGTGGAAAGCCATTGTACAGGAATTGGCAAGAACATTAACACTGCGTGGATTGGTTGCAGATACGGCATTTATGGCTAACAGCGTACAGGTATCAATCGGATTGACAAACCCTGATAGGCTGGAAACATTCTTCCGTTACAAGCGTACAGGAACAGTAAGGATTGCGTCAACAACTGCGGAAGCGGGATTTAATTTCGGAACAGCTTAAAATAAAATACTATGCCATCAGGTGGTGATATTACAGAAATAACGTACAATAACCCGAACGTAGGAACGGGTGTATTATATCCCAAATCAAATGAGGACAGCAACTACGACCCCGGCGGTATTCGTACAGACGACAGCATGGATGCTATTCAGGCAAATGGTCAGGCTATCTACAAGAAGAACGTTAAAAGGTGGTCTTTTGATGTTAAGATAGGTTGGGATATGGGCGGCAGTAATGAGTTGGGGATATTGACTGCTTTAGCGGGTGATGTTGCTGAAACTGATTGGACATTTACCAATATTAACGGAGTTGTTTACAAAGGCAAAGGTACTTATGTTGGCGACCTTGTTGGTAATGGTAATGAAAGTACGATTATGTTCAAGGCAAGCGGCGGCGGTCAGCTTACGATAATTTAATCAATAAAATAAACTACATGACTACTGAAGTACAGGATATTTTATCCGCAACAAAAGAAATAAACGATTGGTTAGATGTCGTTGGTGTTAGACCTACAAGGCGTGAAATATGTAAAGGTCAGATTGATACACTTGTGGAGGCTATGCAGTACGGCGATATTTCAATTTCAAACGGAGTAATAAAGCAAACGTTAGTTAATCCCGTTACTGAATTGGATTTAACGACATTGGAGTATAAAAACCGTTTAAGCATTGGAGATAAGCAGAAAGTAGCAACGGGGTCAAAGATTGATGCAACGGATTTTACAGGTCAGACAATTGCGACTATTGCGGCATTAACGGGTAAAGGTTACAGCCACATTTCAAAATTGAGTATGCCTGATTATAAAATAGGGGAGGCGATTGCAATTTTTTTTATGTAGTTGACGACAAAAACCAGTTACTCAATATTGAGGACATTATAAAGATTGTAGGATATGAAATGAAGTTTAAGCCTTTCGACATCGGGAGGCTTTTTTTAGATAGGAGAGATTATGAAGGATTACTATTTTGGTATGATGCAATTGTAGAAATAAACAAGCCAATAAAGAAAGACAAGAAATGAGCGCATTTGTAATACCTACTATCTACGCCGCAATAGATAAAATGACGGGTGTACAGGCTAAGATTGCCGCAGGTAATCAGGCTTTGGCTACTTCGTCATCGGTTGCTATGGCTCGTATGGAAAGGTCAATGAACGCTACTTCTGCAAGTGCAATGGCTTTAGGTAAGACTAGCGGCATTGTTGCATTAGGATTGTTAGTTCCATTGGGTTTAGCTACTAAAGCGGCTATGGATTTTGAAGCGCAGATGGGTAATATAAATACCCTTTTGGATAAAAACGAAAGCCTTAAAACTTACAGTGATGGCATACTAAAAATAGCGCAAGAGATACCTAAACCTATGGCTGATTTAACGGAAGCCATGTATCAAATACGGTCAGAGGGTTATCAAGGTGCGCAGGCATTGGATATATTGCGTGAAAGTGGTAAACTAGCTGTTACAGGGTTATCCACCACTACGGAGGCGGCAAAGTCAATGGCTACCGCAATTCGGGTATTTGGTAAAGAGGGTTTAACGTCAAATCAGATAGCGGATATATTCTTTAAGACTGTTTCAACAGGTCGTACAAAGATGGAAGCTATTAATGAGGCGTTTGGCGAAAATGCACTGTTAGTTGAATCGGCGGGGGTTAAGTTTGTAGAGTTTCAAGCGGCAACGGCGGCAATGACAAATGCAGGTTTTAGTGCGTCAACGGCTCAAACATCATTTGCAACGGCTGTAATGTCATTAGTTAAGCCATCTGAAACCATGATTGAGTTAATGCGCAAAATGGGATATGCGGGTAACGGTGCGGCACAGCGATTGATTAAGGATTCAGGCGGCATGGTTGCGGCTATGGAAAAGCTAGATGATGCGGCACAAAAAACAGGTATTAACATTGCAAAGGCTTACAGGAATAAACAGGGTTTAGCGGCTGTAACCGCATTAACGGGTCAGGTAAAAGAGCAATTTTTGAATGACATGAAAATTATGTCCAACGGTTCGGATATGATGGAAGAGGCATTAAAAAAACAACTTGGAACTTCATCAAATCAGGCTCAATTAATGGCGAACAATATAAGGGTATTAGCCATTAATGTAGGTACTTTATTATTGCCATTGCTAAATGATTTGGTAAGAGGTGTTGTAGCAATTGTGAAACCTATATCAGATTGGGCGCACGCTCACCAAACGGCGGCTAAGTGGATATTTAGAACGGTGGCAGTTGTTGGCTTACTTGCGGCGGCTATTTCGTTTGTATCATTTGTAACTGCTATGTTTACAAAAGCTATGTGGTTGGCTCGTGCCGCGCAAATAGCATGGAATTTTGCACAAGGTATTTCAATCGGTTTGCAAAACGGAATGATTACCCTACTTGTAACAAATCAAGCGGGGTATTATGGCATGGCAGCGGGTACATGGGCGGCTAATGCGGCGGCAACGGTGTTTAACACTACCTTAAAAGCTACTTTGGGTTATCTCACTTTGATTGTAGCTGCTTTGTATTATGTGAATAGTAAAATGAATGAATGGAGTGCAAAAAGTCCACTGCAAAAAGAGGTGCAGTTTAAAGATAATTGGTTTAACACCCATTCAACGCCGATTTATGACAGCTTGAAAAAAACAGGGTTAGACGATGCTGCTATTCGTGATATGGCTAATCAAGGGTGGTCAGGTAACAACAACTTTACTTATACTCCAACAGGTGAATCAATGGATAGCTATAAGTCCGGCGGCGGCAAGGCGGATAGTACCCCCGTTTATTTAAACGTCAATGTTGATAAGTCCGGCAATGTAACAGTAGGCGGCAAAAAAGTAAATGTAATGAATCAACCAAATTTAAGTCCAACATCAGAGTAATGGATATACAGATTACCATACAGAACGGATACGGAGATTTGACCTTACTAGGTAATGACTTGGTAGTGGTGCAAGGGTTGGAAAATCAGCCTATGCTTGGTATGTTTGGTGGTGATGCTAACTATTGGGCGAATCAGTTATTATTGTCCGAAGGTAACGATATGCAGTTCTTTTCTGAAACGGAGGCTTTGCTAAATAAAGTACCGTTGAATAGTGCGGGGCGTTTGGATATTGAGGCGGCAATAAAAATGGATTTACAGTTTCTTATTAACAATGTGCCAAATACTGCATTAAACGTACAGACAAAAATAGTCAGCGATAACCGTTTAGAGATAAAAGTAAATTTTGGAGGCGTAGAATTTAGCTTAATGTGGAATCCCGTTAATTATAGTAATTCTATTGGTGAAATTACCCCTCCATCGTCTTTACTAATTTGGTCGGATGCGGTATTCCCTTACGGTGTTTCTACGTTTGCGTTAACAGAGGGATTAAGTACCGTTTCTTTTCCTTGTTCGGCTTTATACAGTTCTCCCGATGTTGCTATTAGGGTTGGATATTTTAACAGCGTTATTGTGCCAGCAAATGGCATGACGGGGTTATTTACCTATGATGGCGGTGCAATTTATTACAATCAAGGTGTTGGCGAAAGTTGGACTATATTATCTGCGGCAAGCGTATTGGATAAGTTAATGAAAATGACTGTTAAGCGGATAACTTCGGGTTACCCTGCTGAATACGATTTTACTTTTAGCGGAGTTGGTGGTGAAATGGTTGTTGATTGGCAAGATAGTTCGGCTGCTGAATACTACAAAGTAACATTTAGCGCATTAACGCCAACACATAACTACGGGTCAGGAACAACTAGGGTATTTAGTTGTTTCCATAATAACACATTGATTACTTTCATAGATATTAACGGTGGTGTTGATTACAAATTAAAAAGTATAGGCGGTACAATACCATATGCGACAACTGGATTCTTTGTAACAAATCAAACAAACATGACCGTAGGCGATATGCCTATTAATACGTTGTCAAACTTGGAAATATTGGTTACAAATGGTTCTGATTTGGTTGGTTATCTACCTCCATTGTTAAGCGGAAATTATCCAAATATTCGGGTAGTAAATGTTGTAAACAATAACTTAGACCCTACGCAAATTGACCAATTATTTAATGACTTAGTAGCCAATACACCAAACAGTATAATAGCAGCAGTCGGTAGGACTATGACAACAAATTTACAAACACCAATAGCCCCTCCAACAATAGCAAGTTTGACAGCAAGAAATTTATTAATAGCCGCAGGGTGGACAATTGTAACAGATTAATTTTGTAACGAGGAATAAAATTAAATATTTTGACACGCATACCTACCATACAAGAATTATACACGCAGTGCCTATCTGATTTGCAGACCGAATTTGGAGTTACAATAAGTCCTTTCGGAAAAGCATTTTTGAGGGCATTTGCGGCAACTACGGCGGCAGTATTAAAAATATACTACCTATGCCTCGGTAACGTTCAAAAGAATATGCTACCGATAACAGCAGACCCAGAAAGCGTAGGCGGAACGCTTGAACTATGGGCGGAGTTAAAAGGATTGACTCAACGGCAAGCTACACAGGGTTATTATACTGTTCGGGTAACAGGTTCTATCGGTGCAACCATTCCAGCACTAACACAATTCAAGTCAGACGATACTGCTTTAAATGCAGGGTACTTGTATATCCTTGATACAGCTTATACTCTTGTTGGAACAACAGATTACATCACATTACGGGCATTAACGGTGGGTCATAGCAGCCTATTAGCAGTTGGCAATACTTTGACCTCAACAGCACCGATTATTGGCGTATTATCGCAGGGTACAGTAACAGTAGTAGTTGCGCCACCTATTGAAGCGGAAACGCTACCCGAATTTAGGGCAAGGATATTGCAGTCGTATAGATTGTTACCGCAGGGAGGCGCACCCGCTGATTATATTCTATGGTCGCAAGATGCGTTAGGCGTTAGGACTGTTTACCCATATGCAGCAAATGGCAGACCAAATGAGATAGACGTATTTGTAGAGGCTTTCCCCGCAGATAGTGCGGACGGTTACGGTACACCAACATCAACAGAACTTACAGCCGTTGCTAACGATATTGAAACAAACCCTGCAACGGGAAAAGGTCGCAGACCATTGGGAGTGTTCTTAGTAAATGTTTCCACCATAATTTTAAAAGACATTACTATTACGATTGATAGCGGCGGAACATTAACTACGGCTCAACAGTTGCAGATTACCAACGCTATTAATGAGAATATGTACACTATCAGACCGTTTATTGCAGGTGCCGACAATGTACTTACTAGGAATGATACTTTAAATGCGTTTGGCATTGGAACGATTATAGTTAATACGGTTGGTTCGGTTGTTATTTCAAGCATAGTAATTACGGTAGGGGCAACAATAGTAGTTTCTTATCAGTTTACAAACGGTGAAATACCTAAACTGCCAGTAGGTGCAATAACTTATTTATAATGGGTTGGATAGATACAGTTACGAATAAATTATCAAAGCAGTTGTACCCCAACAGCAACGCATTTAATTATGTGGAAGGTGGTATATTGAGCAGACTAATTAAAGCCTTAAATTTAAGCTACGGAAGGGCTTATAATGGGTCTGCATCTATCTATGACAGCATGATACCTCACAATAGTAATTTCACGTCCGAGGATGCGGATATTTTGGAGGCGAATTACGGTATTTATTCAACAGCGGGAACATCATTAGCGGATAGGAAATTAGCGATTCGTTTTAAAATGGGTTATCCTATCAATGACGAACCGAGATGCAACCATGAATACATAACAGCAAGTTTACAGGCTGCGGGGTTTAATGTGAAGGTTTATGAGAATAGGTTTTGGGTTGGTAGTCCTGCGACATTAGAAACAGAAATGCCGCAAACCATATTAGGATTGCCAGCGGCGGGTGAGGCTATGTTAGGGGCATTTCAATTAGGACAGGTTG